GAGGAACGTTTTTAGACTGTCTACTTTGTTGAGTTTGTCGATAATCATCATTTTCACATCGACGAGAAGATTGTAAAGTTCAAACACTTTTTCAATCTCTTTAGTGTTCTTGTCACTGAACATTGTCAGTGCCTTTTCCATCTTATCTGTCTGTGTTTTCTTACCACGATCAGTTTTCTTCTTGTCTGCTTCTTTCTGATAGTAGTCTTGAATGTACTTGACCAGACCCTTTACGAACGACTTAGGATTACCGATACGTTGTCCTTCACGGACTTTAGAGTTGATGAACGTATTCACACGAAGGTTCAATTCTTCATTGTTACCCAACTCATTTAGAATATCTTTCTTGACTGTTCTAAACAGTTTACCTGCTTCGGATAACTTCTTAGTCACCGCAGCAGTTTCTTTTGCAGTCATAGTAACAGAACCAGACTTGTCTTCAAACACTGCGTCTACCGACCACACGGAACTCACTTCTTTGAGATTTGATGCAATCTTCTCTCCAAAAGATGCTGACATTCCTTCAAGTGTTTCTCCTCTGTATACTGTATGCCAGACCACACCGATTTTGGATCTTTTGATTTTACGAGCGAGGTCGCTTTTCGTTGGTATCGCATAAACAATGGTATTAGGATGGAAAGTAATATACGATTCTCCATCAATAGTATCCGTTTTGAGATCGTCTTGCGTATAGAGGAAATCACCTTGAATAACTCCTTCAATTCCGAGTTTCGAGAACTCGCTGAGTGCAACCTTGAACTTCGAGTTTAGGTCACCACTCACATCATTATCAATTTCTTCTGGTGTCTTATAGATCTTTGGATTCTTATTGAAAACACCTTTCTTCGCAATGAAGAATTTTCCGTCACTTGGATCTACTCCTGCAAAAATTGCAGGCGCACCGTCCCACTTGACACTTAGGTTGACAGGCGCTTTTGCATTACCACCCAACATGTCACGGATCGCACGGAAGTAGTTAATGACGTTTCGTGTACCGTTGACACCCCCATCGATCACTGCATCTTCTGCGTGAGTCATGTGGAGGTTCTTTTCTTCTGATAGTAGGAACTGACTGAAACGTATCATTTGGCTAGTCCGTTGTACTTAACTGCAAGACCAGTCGGGAACTGACCTAGTTTCTTTTTACCTGCGTGACCAGATTTATTAGATCTGATCGACATCTTCATAGTAATAGTTTCATCACCAGATTTCAGTTCGATGAACCAATCCTGTTTAGAAGATTTAGAAGAATACGCACGTACAAATTTTACTTGTGGTAAGAATACACCAACTGCATCTCTGTCTGTCACTTCTTCAAAGTCCGAACCCACCGCTTTGATTACGATAGTCGGAACATCTGGTGCATCTCTAAGAACTTCTGATTTGATGTATGCAAGAGTTGCGTCTTTACTCTTATTGAATAGTGACACAACACCCTGTCTCATGATCTCCAACATTGCATCGTAATCTTTTTCATATGCACGGTTGTTTGTTTTATCATATTCTCTTAGAATGTTTTCTGTCTTCGCTCGATCTTTATGACGACCCCTTTCTCCACCATCAAATCCTGCAAGCGGAGGCATACCTTCGATCTTTGAATATACTTTATTATATGCATCGGTGCGAAGTTTAGACAACATACGTTCTTCTTTAAACGATTTAAAAATAGGACGTACATATGTGTTAAGTTGTGGTTCGGAAGTTTTCTTACCACCCGCCTTCAAACTAACACCAAGGAACGCACCATCATTATATTCAATGAACATGTCGCCTGGATGGTTAGAAGGGACTCCTTTTGGTTTTGCACGATATCCCCAATACACATTACGGATGGGTTTATCGGATGCTGAATCTTTTAGAAAGTTTAAAATACCCATTGCGTTTTCCATCTTCTCTTTAAACTTAGAAGAGGTGTCTGCTTTATTGATGGTTTCTTTTGCTGCGACTACATCATTTGAGTTGACGCATTTCAATTTTGAAACATCAACGTCCATTAGGTATTGATGAAAATCTTCGATGTCTTTTGGAACGTAGTTTTTTTCAAACGCAATACAAGGGAACAACTCCGTAATAGATGCATTCAACGTAGTCTCTTGCATCCCCCCTGCCATTGGTTTCACAAAGACTCTGAACTTTTTTCCATCAAACTCACCGTCGATAGGATCAACACTTGAACTTGAACTCGCAAGTTTTGCATCGACGCCTGCTTGTCTCATTCTTCTCAGAATCTCATCTCTGTCCGATTCTCTATCTTTAGAACGAACGACATAAACGGTTCGAACCGACGAACTCGCTTTGGCGTTGACCTCAAAGTCAAAACCATCGAAGAAGTCGGCTGGAACTGTTTCCTCAGAAAGTAATGTATATTTTTTGTAACTGTCCATCAGAATATATCTTTGATTTTAGGATTATGGTTTATTTATCATTGTAGACCACTTACATCATCAAAGATATTCTTCTTAGTTTTCTTGATTGCAGGCAGATCTTCTGGTAGTGCAGGCTTCTGAATTTGATTGTCCATAGACTGACCGATGTTGTGTTGTGCAGACTCTTCAAGATCGTAGATCTTCATCTTTGATCTGTCAATACCCACAAGAAAACGACGATAATAACCTGTATCACCCCAACGATTCTTTAACTGTTTCAACATCAACTGACCTAGTTCATCAAGTTCTTCAGTGGTAACCAAACCGAGAATACAGTCTGCAGTATGGGTTATCCCCATAGACTCTGAAGTATTAGTAAGGTCAACGTCAGAATTCCCATAACCATCACGATTGAATTGAGACGAAGTAACCACAGCACAATTAAATTCCATCGCAAGACCACGTACCTCTTCTGCTATTGATTTTACCAAAGTATAACTATTCGCTGCGGCTGCACCACGTACACGTGATGACGCACAGATGTTTAGATAATCCACGAAGATCAGATCAGGTACAAAACCCTTCTTCATTCGTAGTTCATTCAAGAGATGACGGAAGTGTCCCACGTGTGCAGATCCAGTTGGGTATTCCTTGACAATCAGTTTACCTGTCGTCTTAGACTTGTAACGGTTCATACGTTTGTCAAACACGTCACGTGGCGTGATAGAAACATCATCCAACGTCACATCCATAATGTTCGCATCGATACGACGACCAATCTCTTCTTCCGCCATTTCCATCGTGATGTACAGAACGTTCTTACCGTACATAAGTGCATTTGCAGCCATGTGACATTTGAGTAGAGACTTACCACCACCAGTAGTCGCAAGCAAGACTGTCATAGACTTACGAGGTAGACCACCTTTGGTGATTTTGTTTAGGATGTCGATATCAAAGGGAATGCGTTCTTCTTTACGATGGTAGAACTCATAACGTGAGTCATACTCTTCTAAGAAGTCGTGACCAACTGAAGTATCAAAACTGATACCCAGTGAGTCGGATAGAAGTTTGGGGATGGAACCCTTATCAAGTTCACCATCCCCGCCTTCCAAGATATTGATTGACTTGCGAATAGAATTGTATAGATCACGGTCTTGACAGAACTTCTCTGTCTCGTCAATTAGAAATTGGAGATCTGTTGAGGTATCACGGTTGAACCCAGTCAATTCAGACTGCGCATCCTTGTACTGATCCTCATTCAAGTCTTTTCGTTTGTCGATGGAAAGTTTAAGGGCCTCCACAGAGGGAGGCTCCTTGTATTGATCGACATACGTCGAGAAAGTCTGAAAGACCTTCTTCAACGTAATGTCTTCAAAGTAATCTTCCTTCAGATAAGGATATACCTTGCGGTAGTATTCCTCATTCAGAAGTAGATTCGATAAGATCGTCTGTTCTATCATCGGTTTCCGCCACGTTGTTCAGTTTATACTTGCGTTCAATATACACGTTAAAGTCTGAATTGGCAACAAGTTTTTCGAAGAATGCGTCATCTTGTTCGATGTCTTTTAGTCGACGACGAGGTTCAATGACTTCTCCTGTTTCCTGATCTACGAGATTGTACCACCCAGACGATGCCTTGGTGATGAACCCTGCTTCCAGTGCGAGGTCAAACAATGCAGACCACTTCTGGATACCAGACTCGTAGAGAACCGTAAAGGGAAGTTTAGACTTCTCTTTGACGAAGCGAGATTTTTCGATGTTGATTGTGAACTTGAATCCTGCAAGATCAGTTCCATCCTTCTCCATAGACTTAGTGATGATGAAGATTTGGTTTGCAGAATAATAGATCCCTGTACCACCTGACACGATAGCTTTGGGGAACATACCGATCTCTTGATACACGTGGTTGATCGCAATACACGGAATGTTTTTTGCAGTCAACTTAGGTGTAACAATACGGAAAAGAGACTTCAATGCTTTTGCACGAGACATGTCAGCGACTGCTTTCTCGTTCATTGCATCTTCGACTTCTTTCTTGGATGCAAGGTTACCAACAGAGTCGATCATGATGAACACGTTGTCATCTTTCTCTACCTGTTCCAACCGTTTCGTGATGTCGAACTTTAGTTGTTCTACATCTTCGACAGGGATGTGAATCACACGATCCGTATCGATGTCGTAACTTTCTAGATACTCTGGTGTGATACCATACTCAGAGTCGTACAACAGTGCAACACCGTCTTCGTACTTGTCTAGATATGCCTTCATGCAATACAGTGACAGCAAAGTCTTGAATGACTTTGACTGTCCTGCGATTACTGTGAGGCCTGGGATTAGTCCGCCATTCAGTGACCCACTAAACGCAATGTTTACGATGGGAAGTTCCGTTTGAATAGGATTCTTCTCTTCGAAAAATTTTGATTTAGAAAGTACTGAGGAAGACTTCACTGCTCCTGCTTTGAGCATTTTGTCTAAAAGACCCATTGTCTATTCCCCTTCTGCGATTGCTCTCAACTTTGATTTGTAGTTTTCAATTTTCTCAACACGATCAGGCCAGAAGATTGTACTCTTCTCTGGCGACTTACACAAGTTGTCAAGGAATGGAACCACTGAATGATACAGTTTTTCCAGTCTTGCTTCTAGTGCAATCTTTTCGTTGGTGAGATCACTGAGTTGACCTTCGAGATCTTCCGCTGCAGCCTGAGTGGATGCAGCGGTTTCTTTTACTGCTTCAATCTCATCATCGATGAAACTGAAACCAAAGTCGAAATCGATAATATCAGATGTCGATTTTGCCATACCGTCTTAACCTTTTGCGAGTTCCTTGAAGATTGATAGATCATCATCGTCATCGTCTACACTCGAAGGTGTAGAAGGAGCGGGATCAAAAGGGATTGAATCCTCTTCTACCACTGGTGCAGTTTTCACAAAAAATGAAGGGGTTGCAGACAGATCTAGACCGTCATCTTCATCATCATACGCACTAGGCGCAGTTTGACCTGCATCTTCACCAAGATCCAACACTCTATATAGTTTGGTTTTCAACTCCGCATAGGACTTGAAGTTCTTCGGATCAAGAAGTTCCTGTAGAGAATGTTCTTGGTTGTAGATGGTTTCCAATTCTGAATCATCATCAGACAATGGTGAAGGCGCATCAAACTCTGACTTATCATAGTTTGGATAACCTTCGAACTGACGGATCTTCAGACGGAAGTTTGCACCTTCCCACAGATCAAATGGGTTTACAGGTGTTTCATCTTCGAACTGAGGATTCATAAGATCGTTCAGTTTGTCGAAGATTTTCTTACCGAACTGGTAAAGGAATACCTTACCTTCGTTCTCTGGGTTCGCTGCATCCTTGATTACTTGGATGTTTGCGACATACTTCAGGCGGCGTTTCTGTTTACGTGCCTGTTCCTTATCTGAGTCAATACCAGAATTCCACAGTTTAGAGTTATACTCTGACACTGGATCATCTTGGTTAAGAGTCGTCAAAGAGTTTTCGATGTACCACTGACCAGATGGTCCTTGGAAACCGTGATCCCAGATACGCACGAAAGGCATCTCTTCACCCGCAGGCGCAGGCAAGAAACGAATGATTGCAAAACCGTTACCCGCTTTGTCACGAGTCGGTTTCCAGAATTTACCTTCGTTGGGATCTGAGTAAGATTTTTGGGAAATTTTATCCAGTTGTGCATTTAGTTTATCTAGTGATGCAGAACGAGATTTTTTAAGAGCTGCGAATGACATATGTTTGTCTCCTTTATATTGCAGTATATTACGTTGTATAGCGTTGTATTAGATATCAAAGTGGTCCTTAACCATAGTCTTGAACCGTTTCACATCCAACATCAGGAAAGGAAAGTACTTTCTTGAGTGTTGTATTATATCAGAAGCCACGAATTTGTCAAGCAAATTCTTGTCCCAATATTCAAAAATATTTGCGATGTGTGTTAGTATCGCAAATGTTTCCAGCGTAATCTTCTTCTGTAGATACAGAGTCAATACGACTGGGTGTTGACCATCGGTTACGAAGTTTGACTTCCAATCATCTTCAAGACGATTTAAGTCAGACTTGAAGGTGTAACCCAACGAGTCAATCTTTTTCTTCCATTCGACGTACAAGAAATCGTCTTCAGCGATATCTCGAATCCATGCGTTTGGGTTCTTGACTAAGTTTGCAAGAAGGACGTTTTCGTAGTCGTCTTGTTTAGCAAGTTTTGCAAAGTAAAATGCATCGTTGCGACTTTTGAATGCGTCGAAGGATGCTCTTACCTTACCATTGTATTTATGATAATCGTATCCTTTCGACGTAAAATGTTTTTTCATTGCGAGGTATTTTATGTACACCTCATATGACCTATCGTTTACATAACTAGGTACATCTACCATCATATTTTACTCACATAGTGTAGTAATGTCTACCATTTCAGTTGCTTCATTTTTCACCATGCGCAGATCAACTGCTTCGGTACGAATTTTTTCTTTCAAAATAGATGATTTCTTGATCACGTCTGCAACTGACTCTATTTCTAAATTGTTTTTCTCTGCGTAATTAATCAACGCATCGATGTATGGAATGCCACTCTTAATTTGATCAGAGATTGCGAGGTGTATTTTTTCTGGGGTTAGTGAAACCACATCATTCATTTTTGTCTTTTTCCTTTTCATAAATCCATGGTTCTCGTTCTGAAGTCTTTCTTAACGATGAGAACCATATCATAATTTTATACTTTAATTTTTTTAAAAAACGCATTTGCAATAGTCTCCATGCCTTCATTGTTTGGATGTCTATCAACAGCGGATATCGTTTGATTTGCGTCTCTAAGTTTTTGACTAAAAGTGTAACCACCCAAATGTCTTAGAAAAGGCCATCCAATTAAATTTTCTGGATTTTTCTCGAAAAAATTAAAATATTGAGAAGAGACCCAATCCGTCAAAAAAGATTTCCATTGTTTTTTTTCAAACCAATCTCGCTCTTTATTATCTTCTATTTTGTGATCTCTGTAATACCATTGATACCACGGATCAACCCCGCAAACATGATATATTGGAATATTCATTGTATTCGCCATATGTTGAAGAGTCCACATATTTCTAAAAAATTCGTCGCCGACACGTCTATCATATTCTTCATATACTAGTCTTTGGTAAAAAACCTCTGGATCAAACAGATCGTCGATATTGATTTCGAAGTGATACGCATTAAACGGCATAATACTTTTTTTGCCGAAAAAATTCATGCGGGATTGTTCGGTCCAAACTACGCAGATGAGATCTGGAGGATTATTTTGAGACAAATAATCTATGGCGTTATGGACAATTTTATCGTTTCCTGCGCCTGACTGACCACGATTAACTAATTTATAACCTAACTTATCTGCAAGTCTAGAATCCCAAAGTTTTATTTCATTATGACGGTAAGGTTTATAGTCTTCTCCTGTCCAGCTGTCACCTAGAGATAATAATGTTTTGGTCATCTATAACTCTTCAAATAGTACATTGTTGACATAATAGTCTTTATCTTCTTCCGAGATTCCCATTGCAAGAATACTATTATGAAGTTGATGATTCATCTTCTGGTTAATACAGTATTTGTTTAGGATGGGTCTTGTTGTAAAATCAACTTGTACCGCTTCTTTGTTGAAGTTGTCCATATAATAACATATTAGGTTGGTAGTGGCAAGCAGAAACTGATCCACTTCTTCCGCACGAACATTACCTACCGCCATCATATGATCACTGAAGATCTCCTGTGCCCAGTCTGGTAGTTCACGTGGTTTCTTCCAAGTAAACTTCTCAGTCTCCTTGTTGAAGTGTCCACACAGAGTATGGTCATCATAGACCACAGGTGAGAAGTCAAAAAAGGCCCCACTAATTTTATTGGGGCCGGCAACAATGTCACAACCAAGGATCGGTAGATCCCAGCCAGGACGTGGGAAAATATTCAAGTGCAACAACCAAAGTTTGCGTTCTTCCAAAAGATCAATGATCTTTAGATGACATTTTTCTATGAGACCAGATCTCCAAAACTTATCATCCCAACCATCAAACTCCTGAACGTGTTTCTCATTTTCATATGGAACGAGATGTTCATTGAAGATTGAAGTAAGAGATGCAGCAAAACGATTTAATTTTTCGGGGTTAGTCAACGACATTTTCACTCAACTCTTCGAAGGAATGAAATGCGAATTCAAAACAAGTTCTTGCTTCGTCTGCCATAGAATCGTCCAACAACTCACGAATACCTTTAATCAGTTCATATCGTTCTGCGAACTCATACATCTTACCGCTGCCTGGCACTTTCTTCTTGATCATCTGTCCACCGTGTAGGTCACCGAAGTGACGTACATACAAATGCGCAAGAAGTTTATGATTGTCATCACGTATCTGTTCGATATAGTTGACATATTCTACAGTGGTCTGCAACGCTTGTTCTATAGGTGGTAGATTGTGTTCACGTTGTATTTCGTGTAGATCTTCGTATATCTCATTTGCACGAAATACTCTATGAAACTCTTCTGGTAAATCCACTGCATCTTCCAACGCACCGTAACATATCATCTGATTGAAAAGATATTGTTGATATTGATATGGTGTGATTTCACCACTCATTAGAATTGATGCAAAACGTGATGTTTCCGCACGTTCGTGGTGGTCCCACGTAAGTTCTTTCAATGTGCTCATTTTATTCCCCTATACTATTTTTTGCCCCATTGAATATCTTTCATATGACCTCTTTGAGACAGTTCAAGATAATCAGGGCGTTCATCAGATTTCAATAAGTATTTATTATACCAAAGATCATCTTTTGCGAGTTCCTTGTATCGTTGATTGAACAAATAAATGGGTG